CCGAAACTTGGAGGCGCAAATGTTGGGATTACTTCTCGGTCTGTCTGCCCTTTGTGCTTTCGTCACAATTGGGAATCTCTTCCAACTGTGGTCGATTCACAAGAACATCCAGCTCGTGGAGAATCACCTTCACTTGATTGCCTGCAAGTTATCGAACGAGGTACGTCTTCAGGATACGAAAGGAGGTTCACTTGGTACCCACTAATCTCGAAAAGTTTGCTGATTGGTTTTCAGCATGGCTGTCGGAGTTCGTGAAGTTCCTCGTGGATTACCTCTTCCGATTCCTGGCGTAAGTTTCCTTACGCTGGAGGACTTGTTACCCTCCTTCCATCTGTAACACTTCTAGAGAGTTCCTCTTATGCCTTCTCTTGATATTGATACCAGTGATGCATTTCCCTTTGGTGCCGTGGAGACCGATTATAAGCCAGGGGTTGGTTTCCTGGATTATGGTCTCCCCGTCAATTTTGGGTTTGTGTATCACGAATTTCCATTTAGGAGATTCAGAGAAAGTACGAGCAGAAACTCTCCCGTGGCTGGTGGACCAAAAATCCCCTCCCCCTTCAAACTAAGGGTTCTTCAGTGGTATTCGACTAAGCCGAAAATCACCGAGTTCCTTGACGAGAAGAAAGTTCGAAGAGCTTTTCATCTTGCCAAAGTTGATTGGAGGAGAAGGCGCCCCGTTAAAGATAAATCGATCGACGCCCCGACTGATTGGGAATTTAAGGAAATTCCCAGTGGTCGTTTCGTCCGATTTATGGGTAACGTGGATCCTAGAACTAAGCTCGCCACTTTTCGTAATCAGCCAATAACGGTCATGCGTCTTCGGCCCACTTTCAGGGCTTGGAAACGCAGGAATCCGAATTTGGCTCTTAACGCTTTTGTGAACGATCTGACGTTCTGGAAACAAGATGGGATCCTGACTGGTAGCGCTGACTTTGGTATTTCTAATACCTCTGGTCAGTGGGACTATAGGAACCCCATCATGGGCGGTACAGGCCTTGGGTTTATCAGCGTGGACGGATTTCAGAAGCAGAGTTTCTTTGATTCTCTGAATATGGATTCTCCGTACACGTTTACCTATGGTACTGTAGTCGATCCGCAGAATCTTTTGATTGAATATGCTGACAAAATTGACGAACTTGGCTATTTAGCCTTGAAGCGTCATTATGCCAAATTACAAAATCAGAAGATTGACCTTGCGACTGAAACATCCCAAGCTATGCAAACGGTCAATATGATAATTGACTTGTCTGTAAGGTTGGGAAAAGCTTTCAACAGTATCAAGAAATTGAATATTGTTGGCGCTTTCCAAGCTCTATTCCCCACTTCTCGAAAAGAATTGGCGAATGATTACTTGGTGTATCAATATGGAATAAAACCGCTTCTCGGCGACGTTGTTGGCGCCGCAGAACATCTGGCTGAATTTGTTTTAAAAGCCAGGCCGGTTAAATCCAACGGTCACGCTCAAAAATCTTTTGTTGAATCTACCGATACGACGGAAGTCGTTAACGGCCAGACCATCAGAAGAATAAGTCAGAAGACTATTACGGTTCGAGTCAAATTCAGCTCGATCTTTCATATCTCCTCTGACCTAGAGCGACAAGCGGCACAGCTGGGCTTTACTAACCCAGCAAACGTCATTTGGGAACTAGTGCCATTCAGTTTCGTCGCCGATTGGTTTTTACCGATTGGTGACTTCTTAACTGCTTTGACGTCCCTAAATGGCTTAACCATCAAAGAAAGCTACAAAACGGTGTTTATAAACATCGAAGAGTCGCTTTTCGAAGATGTGGGCGGTTTTGCACTACAAAACGCCTATTCGGCGAGCGTGAATCCTAGCTATCCCGCGTATCATTTACGCGGCAGCGATCCGATTCAAGACGACGGATATTTGTTCTTCAGGCGTGGCTTTAACTTCCAGGCGTGCAGTACAACGTTCTGTAAGAGGGTTGTTCTCCCCTTACCGGATGTTCCGACGCCTCGATTTAAAAGTCCCATTTCTGGAGTGCATCTGGCCGAAGCCATCGCTCTTTTTTCA